TGCTGATGTTGATCCCATACTACTTGCACACAGGAAGTTTCAAAGGATCTCTCCTTCAATACGAAAGGTAGCTATCAGTGAGTTTAATAGGACAGAAGATGAAAAGTTAGACTTAACTAATCCAGAACACATGATAATTCTGCAAGGCATTGCAGACATGTACAAAGAGGCAACAAAATAAAAAGAAGGGGCAACTAAGCCCCTTTTTTCTTGAGTTGTTCTACGAACCATTCCAGCATTTTTATTAACTCGTCACGTAGCCTGTCTGGATCAGACTCTGTGTTCCGTTTCTTGAGAAACTGCTTTGCCTCTTCTTCCAAGCTCATATCGTTTGACCCGTTTTAGCTGTTCAAAGTAGGCTTTATTGAAGCCTCTCTCCCACTCTCTCCATTGCATGGTGTCATCTGAGAATGGGTTGACAATCTTCCCACGTTTAAAGGCATTGTAGCCTTGGTCAAGCTGCCATTTTAACGGGGCATCATGCTTGCCAAGGTTGCGTTGCTTACGGGATAGTTTCTTAGGATTCATGCTGCTTCTCCTATATCAATTAATGTTGCTTCATTATAAGGGATGTGATAAAAGTGTTCACCCTTTGTGATGTTTCTACCTTTAGCCTCACGTAGTCGTTCTTTTGTTAGGCTGGTATCTTTGATACGCCACACTTGCTTCCTGTCATTACGAAACACATAGAAGTTTAGAACACCATCAGCCCCTTCGTACTTGTCCAGTAACCTAGTCTTGCGTTCAGGTATACGTATCTCTGCCCACTCAGTAGGCCACTCTGCTTTCCAAGAGACTTTAACCTCTGCCTCATTAAAGTACGTCAGGCCATCCTTGGTAGAGATTACATCTGCTGCAGTATAGTTCTCTGAGGTATCTGTAATCTCGTGACCAACACTTTCAAGGTATTGTGCAAGGGTTTGTTTGGCAGGGGAGTCGTATCTGTTGTACCAATCCCGTCTAAATTTATTCTTCACTTTTACCATTGTCATCATCTCCTTTATATTCTAAAGATTTACTGAGTTTGTTTGCTACACTAGCTTGCATTGTTTTTACACACTGCATTTGATAGGTAAGATTATTAACTACACTTGTAGCATACATGATCTCATTGTACAAAGCCATTTGATACTCATTGAAATCCTCTTTATTATAATCCACATCATTTATATTTACTGTTGTCATTTAGTCACTCCTTTCATTCACACTTACGAAGACCAGTTTCCATATCATAATAGCAAGCTGTCCCTTCGTCAACAAAATCTTTTGTATTTTCTATAATTTCTTCCTCTACCACATCTTCCGCAGAGGATGCATTAAGAATGCCATACCGTTTTCCTGATGCACGAAACGTTGTACATCCAGATGCACCACCTTCATATGCTTGCATGTACACATCCTTAAAATCTTCCCATGATACATCATCACCAACGTTACATGTCTTTGAACATGCACTGTCAACGTATTTGCTGGCGGCATTGAGTACCTTTACGTGGTCAAACACAGACAGATCGTCTGCAGTCCTACCCTTTACACCAAACACCCTATAGCCATAG